CAAGAATGGTGGCTCATTGCTACAAACAAACGTGTTAACACACATTTTTTTGAATTAGCAAAACATCCTAAACTACAATGGCTTTTACTAACAACTGCTAGTCCTGGCATGGGTACTGCATTTCATGAATGGATACCCGGTGGCAAAAAGAAAACTAGTAAGAATAAAATTGAAAAAGCAATAAAACGTTTGTATCCTCATGCTAAACCTGACGAGGTTGAAATGCTTGTAGCAGTAAATACAAAAAAGGAAATTGTAAAGTATCTTGAAGACCTTGGTTATGATGATAAACAAATTAAAGAATTACTATGAGTACACTTATAGATATAGCCAAAGAAACTGTAAAGGGTTATGTTGTGAGTGAAAAGCCCTTTGTATGTAAGTATTGTAATCGAAGTTTCAGTAAAGAAAAAACTTTAGCAAGCCATGTATGCGAGCAAAAACGTAGATGGCAACAAGAAAAAGACAAACATGTACAAGTTGGCATGCAAGCCTATGTAAGATTTTTTGAAAAGACACAAGGAAATACTAGGGCATCTAATAAAACATACGGCGATTTTGCAAACAGTCCATACTATAATGCTTTCGTAAAATTTGGAAAGCACGTTATGGATATTCGTGCTATCAACACTGCTAAGTTTATTGATTGGGTAATTGATAATAATATTAAACTTGATCAATGGACGTATGATACACATTATGAAAAATATATTGATGCACACCTGCGAGTTGAAAGTTGGCAAGATGCAGTATCTCGTAGTTTAAAAACAATGGAAACTTGGGCCGATGAACAAGACGTACAACTTAATAGTTACTTTTTTGCTGGAAAGTTAACAAAAGTTTGTCATGATATTGTATATGGTCGTGTAAGTAGTTGGGTAATTTTTAACTGTGAGTCTGGCGTAAACTTTTTAGGTAAAGTGAATGAAGAACAACTTGCTTTAATATACCCATATATTGATCCAGACTTTTGGCAAAAGAATTTTATAAAGTATCATAACGAAACAGAAATAGTAAAAAGTGCATTAAAGGAAGCAGGCTTATGAGTAGTTTACCTGATGTTGATCTAGACTTTGCAAGTAGAGATAATTTGCTAAATGTATTGCCTGGTACTCCGGCGATGATGGCAGAGCATGGTATAATTAAAAAGCATAACACTGGTGTATACTATATTGATATTCCAAAAGATCCAGTAACAGGTACTGCTACTATTGATTATAAAACTGCTGAGGATCGTGGATATTTTAAACTTGACTTGCTAAACGTAGCAGTATATCAAAAAGTAAAAAGTCCACAACACTTAGATGAGTTATCTAACAAAGATCCTTTGTGGGAACTTTTATGGTTAAGTAAAGAATTTTGCGAAAAAGTTATACACATAGGAAACTATTATGATTTAATTTGTAAAATGAAACCTGATAGTATTCCAAGGATGGCAATGATGCTGAGTATTATTCGTCCAGCAAAAGCACACTTACAGAACAAACCGTGGAAAACTATAGCAGAGACAGTATGGAATAAACCAGAAGATGGAGGATATTACTTTAAAAAAGCTCACGCAGTAGCATATGCACACTTAGTTGCAGTACATATTAATTTACTTTGTGAGGAATACAATGACTTATCTGGTAACTGATAACTGTATTAAGTGTAAGTATACAGATTGTGTAAGTGTTTGTCCAGTTGATTGTTTCTATGAAGGTGAAAATTTTTTAGCAATTAATCCAGATGAATGTATTGATTGTGGAGTATGTGAGCCAGAGTGTCCTGCAGGTGCTATTGTTGCTGACACAGATATAGCAGGATCCGAATTAGAGTATTGGATGAAAATTAACACAGATATGGCAGTAAAATGGCCAAACATTGCAAATCAAAAGGATCCATTACCTGATGCTGATGCAAATAATAGGGAAATAAATCCTGATGTGCCTGATAAAAGAGAAGATTTAAGTGAAGAAGCAGGGCCTGGTGACTAAGTTACTTTTTTAACTAGTTGTATGCTTCGTCTTTTTGTACGTTTTTTATTTAAATCGCTTAAACTTACATTTGGACCTGCAACAATATTACAGTCTTTACTTACAAAAGTTGTAAGATATGGTCGAAAAGGTATCCATTCTTCTTTTAAAAATATATTAATTGGAATCATTCTGTTTGATTCCCACCACCAAGCGTCACCAAGTGTAAGAAATAATTTTTTTTGGTTAGGGTCTGTAATCTTTTCATAATTATAAAAACTAGTACAGTGAGCATCGCGATTTTGTACAATACCTATATACTCACTATCTCCATATTTAACATGGCTCATAAAAGGGAATTTTAGTATTAGTTTTTGTAACAGATCGTCCATGTTTACCTTTTTAAATAAATACTTACATATAATGCGGATCATAAAACATAATGCAAAAACTAAACGGCTATCTAGAAACTCAGTATTTGAGCGTAATCTATTCGCCCGATGCTACAACACCAAATAGGAGTAGAACTGTGTATGCTCGTCCTTTAAAACTTTATCGTGGTATTGATAATACCATACAATTAAGATTACTCAATGTTGACCAAAAGGCGGTTAATATAGCCGGTAAATCCTTTGTCTTTAATATAATTGACCCTTCTACTAACTTAGTTATCAAAGATGTAACCGGGGTACTAGCAGATCCGAGTCAAGCCACACTAAAAGGCTTTGTAAACTTTGCATTTACTGAATCTACACTAAAAGACGCAAATGGTGGTAGGTATATTTACAGTGTACATGAACTTGCATCAGACGGATCACGTACTGTTGTTTACAGTGGAGATGATTATGATGCAGACGGTGAACTAACAGTATCAGATGCTCCTTATTCTACATTTGCACCAAGTAAAATACTTAACTTTGATACAATGACTGCATCGACAACACTTGATATAAGTGACTATGCATTATCACATCCACATATGAATCAAAACAATGCATTACATACTGCACAATATTATTTGAATGGATACACAGGCACTATTACTGTTCAAGTAACACTAGAAGATACTCCACCAGCAGACCATAACGATTGGATTGACTTATCTAGCACTAATTATACAACTGAAACAGGAACAGTATATGTTACATTCAGCGGAGTATATACGGCAGTACAATTTAAATCAGATAAATCAGCGGGTACTATTGAAAAAGTCTTGTATCGCCCATAATTTTATGTTACAATATAAGTATGATTAACACTATACAAGAAACACTTGTTAGCATACTGCCTTCTAAGAAGAAAACTAGTCCAAGCGGCTGGATAAGTTTTAGTGGGCCGTGTTGCGAACACAACGGTGAACGTCCTGATAAACGTGGGCGTGGTGGTGTGATTTCAAACGCAGATGGAAGTGTTAGTTATCATTGTTTTAACTGTGGCTTTAAAGCAAACTATAAAGCCGGACGTCCATTTAACTACAAAATGCGTAAATTATTTCAGTGGTTAGGTGCCGAAGATCATACAATCAAAGGACTAACAATTGAAGCACTTCGTATCAAAGAGTTGGTTGATGACGCATTTGATGAAGTTGAAGAAAAAGAAGAAATTACTTTTAAGACAAGGAAGTTACCTGAAGATAGTGCAACTTTAATAGAGTGGGTAAACAACCCACAAGGCAATGATGAAGCAATTGCAAAAGTAGTTGAATATGCAATTTCCCGAGGGCTTGAAGATAGGTTAGATAAACTTATGTGGAGCCCTGCTCGTGCGGCAAATATGAATAGAAGATTAATTGTGCCGTTTAATTGGAAGAACAAAACAATTGGTTTTACAGGCAGAGCAGTCGACGATGATGTCAATCCAAAGTACTTTAATGCAATGGAACCAGGGTATGTGTTTAACACTGAAAGTCAAAGCAAAGATAATCGCTTTGTAATAGTAGTAGAAGGTCCACTCGATGCACTTAAGATTGGCGGCGTTGGAATAAACAGTAATATGATAAGTGAAATACAAGCAGATGTAATTGATAACTTATACAAAGATGTTATAGTTGTTCCAGATCGAGACGAAGCAGGACAAAAACTAATTGACTCTGCACTTGAGTATGGATGGAACGTTAGTTTTCCAGACTGGCATAGTGAGATTAAAGATGTTAGTGATGCAATTGATAGGTATGGTAAACTATATACGTTATGGACTATTATACAAGGTAAACAAAGTAGTAAGATAAAAATAGAATTAATGAGGAAGAAACTTGGCAACTGAATATAACACAGATTTACAAAGACTATTTCTTGAAATGATGTTAAGTGATGCACAGAGTTTTATTCGTGTGCAAAATATTTTCAACAGTGAAAATTTTGATAGAAGTTTAAGAGAAGCGGCAAAGTTTATTGAAACACATACGGCTGAACACAGTACTATGCCTACTTACGAGCAGGTTAATGTAGTAGCAAGAACTAAGTTAAAGCCGGTTACAGACGTTAACAGTGGGCACTATGACTGGTTTATGCAAGAGTTTGAGCAGTTTACACGTCGGCAAGAACTAGAACGTGCAATACTTAAAGCGGCCGACTTGTTAGAAAAAGGAACATATGATCCTGTAGAGAAACTAATTAAAGATGCAGTACAGATTAGTTTAACAAATGATCTTGGTATTGAATATTGGGATGATCCAAGAGCGAGATTGATGGGACTAAAAGACGGTAATGGACAAATAAGCACAGGCTGGCCGGGCTTAGATAGGAAACTATTTGGCGGATTTAACAAAGGTGAGTTGAACATATTTGCAGGTGGTAGTGGATCTGGTAAAAGTTTGTTTATGCAAAACTTAGCAGTGAACTGGGCACTAGCAGGACTTAATGGAGTGTATCTAACATTAGAACTTAGTGAAGGTTTGTGTGCTATGCGTATTGATAGTATGGTCACCGATATTCCAAGTAAAGATATTTTTAAAGATATTGACTCTGTAGAACTTAAACTTGGTATGACTAGCAAAAAGGCTGGTAGTTTAAGAATTAAGTATATGCCGGCACAAAGTAATATTAATGATGTGAGAGCATATTTAAAAGAACTACAAATACAAACTAATAAAAACTTAGATTTTATATGTGTTGATTACTTAGACTTGCTTATGCCAGTTAGTGCAAAAGTAAGTCCAAACGACCAGTTTATTAAAGACAAGTATGTAAGTGAAGAATTGCGTAATTTGGCAAAAGAGTTTGACATAGTAATGGTAACTGCTTCGCAGTTAAATAGAGCGGCAGTTGAAGAAATTGAATTTGACCATTCGCACATTGCAGGTGGTATTAGTAAGATTAATACTGCTGATAATGTTATTGGTATTTTTACAAGTAGAGCAATGAGAGAACGTGGTAGATATCAAATCCAGTTTATGAAAACTAGAAGTAGTAGTGGCGTAGGACAAAAGGTTGATTTGGAGTTTGATGTTAACAGTTTAAGAATACGTGACTTGGTTGAAGATGAAGGTGGACAACAAACAGTTAGTTCAGCAATGATGAATAAGATTAAGTCTGATACAGGGAATAATACACAAGACTATCAACCTGACGCAAAAGTTAATGCAAGTGTACAAAGCAGTAAACTAAAAGAAATGCTTTCTGGATTAAAAACAAATAATTAAATATTATTTTCGTTAGGCTTTATAC